AACTAAGTTAAGAACTTGGTCTTTACTTAGTTAAGAACTTGGTCTTTACTTAGTAAAGAACTTACTACCTATATTTTAAAACTCTTACAACCTATTATTAGTTGAATTTAGTATAGTCATATATTATAATTAGAGTAAACTAGTTTATCATAAAGGAGTTTAGAAATGACCATATACAAAGTTGATAATCTTTATTACAATGATGAAGGCATTGAGCAGTACATTGACCAGAATTATTCTTTTGCAGATTTTCTTTCTGAAAGTATCAACGACAAGAGTGGAAACGTACGAGGTCTTCTCAACACTATGAACCGGGTATGGAACAGTGAAAACCAGAATCAGGTTGTTAACTATCTAAATGCTCTTAACTACCTGTATGTAGGTTATGTTAACAATGTAATTTCCAACATTCCTCGTTACAGTGTTGTGGAAGGCGGTGCTAACCCTACAAGTACCAGTTCGCCTGCCACTCCTGTAGAAGGTTCTGTTGCACCCCCCGATATCAACGGTCCTGTTTCAGATGAGGGTAGCGAAGATGACAAATAAAGAACTTGCAGAACGTTACCCGTGGCTCCGTATTGGTGACAAATCTCTTGAAGTAACGGACGACATGGTAACGTGGGCGGACATTATTCCCGCTGGGTGGCTTGAAGCATTTGGCGATCTCTTGTTTGAAGATTTAAATAAAGCTATTATAGACAGTTTTCCTGACGGAGTTCCTGACGATTTTTGTATTACAGAAATCAAAGAAAAGTGGGGACGACTTTGTATCTATACCACTCACGAAACTCGACAGATACGTGATGTAATTATGTCATATGAGTATCTTAGCTCTTTTGTTTGTATCTCCTGTGGAGTTCCTTATCCGTTTTCCCACATGACTTACAATGGTTGGATACTTCCTTTGTGTGAGAATTGTTTTATCAAGAATCATAAGTATAAAGAAAAGGAAGATGCGCACGAAGAGTATCTTCAAACAGTGTTAAAAGATAGTATTTCCGTTTTTCAAGGACCCGAAAAGAAGATTACACTTGAGACATATTCTACAACTGAAGATTCAAATATTACACATATTTCCGTTCTTCCAACCTGGAAGAAAATTACTACACGATATACAAAGAAAAAACTTATTTAATATAGGAGGTACTTAACAATGGCACAGAGGGCTCTTGCTCACGTTGAAAAGATTGTTAATATTCAGCCCATTGAAGGGGCAGACAACATTGAGGTTGCAACTGTTCTGGGGTGGAAGGTTGTAATTGCAAAGAAAGATGGTTTCAATATTGGCGACAAGGTAGTCTATATTGAAATTGACAGTAAAGTTCCTGAACGCCCTGAGTTTGAATTTCTGAGAGATCGGAAGTTCCGTGTTCGTACAATTCGACTTAGAGGTCAGTACTCACAGGGACTTATTATGCCTCTTTCAATTCTTCCTAATGCATCATATGAAGAAGGACAGGACGTCACACAAGAACTAGGCATTAAATACTATGTAGAAGAAGACAACGTTAGAAAAGCTGACGGTCCTTCTAATGAAGCCAAATATCGTTCAATGTGTGACCGTAAGAAGCAGCTTTTTAAGAAGCCTTTCTTCAAGTGGGTGTTGAAGCATAAGTGGGGCAGAAAAATTCTTTTTGTATTCTTTGGAAAGAAGAAGGGCACTCCCAAAGGATTTCCGACAAAGTTTGATTTTGTTCATAAAACGGACGAAACTCGTATTGAGAACCTTCCTCATTTGCTCGGGTATCCCCGACCTCTTATTGTGACAGAAAAACTTGACGGTACTTCAAGTACTTATATTCTTGAACGTCTTCGCGGTCGTAACAAGTTTGAATTCTATGTTACGTCTCGTAATGTTAGACAGCTGAATGAAGAGCAGAATTGTTATCACAAGTATAATATCTACTGGGCGATGGCGAAGAAGTATGATATTGAAAATCATCTGAAAGAATACCTTATTAACAACCCAGAATTGAAGTATGTTTGTATCCAGGGTGAATCTGTAGGAAATGTTCAGGGTAATCCTCTGAAACTGAAAGAAGATGATCTGTATGTTTTCAATTTTATCCGTTCGGATTGTGGCAGAATAGATTCTCGTGACGGAAAGCGCATTGTTGAGTCCTGGGGAATGAAGTGGGTGCCTATTCTTGACACTGAATTCAAGATGCCCGAAGACATGGAGGAATTCAAAGTCATGGCGGACGGTAAGTCTGTCGTCAACCCTGCTGTTATTCGTGAAGGTTTTGTTCTTCGAGACCCTACATGTGACCTTTCTTTCAAGAATGTTAGCCGGAAATTCTTGCTTAAGCATCAGGATGATTTGGTAGAATGACGTTATTGTATAATAATATACACATCTTCTGAATAAGGAGGTTGACTTTGAGAATTTTAATTGACATGGATGACACGATTGAAAATTTAGGAGAGGCATGGGTTCATTTACTTAATAAGAAGTACGGAACAGACGTAAATTGGTTTGATATACGAAACTGGGATATGCAACTCTCATTTCCAACATTAACGGAAAAACAGATTTATGAAGTCCTTAATGAAGAATCTTTGTGGGATACTGTCACCGTTAAAGAAGGTGCCGCAGATAGTATCAAAGAACTAATGGATCAAGGACACGAAGTATTTATTGTTACTTCTTCTTGGTATACCACCCTTGTACCAAAGGTGGAGAAATGCTTATTCAAGTATCTTCCCTTTCTTTCCTGGGATCAAGTTATTGTAACATCTCACAAGTATTTGATTAAGGGAGACATACTAGTTGATGACAACCCTGAAAACTTTGTTAACGGGGAATATTTCGGAATCTTGTTCAATGCACCTCACAACACAGATTTTGATGAATCAAGTAACGATCTTGTTAGGGCGGACAACTGGAATTCTGTATTTATCATTATTCAGAGTTATCAAAAACTACTATAGTTACTATAATGAGGTATTTGAATGATTGAGTACTACAGTACTCACTGTGGGACTTGCGAAACATTTTCGTGGTACATGGAGTCTAAGGGTGTACCTTATCAGCTTATAGACGATGAAGACAAGGTACGATCCGCTGCTAATAAGTATCATGTAACTGTTTTTCCTTTTGCAGTGATTGACGGAAAATTCTACAACTCAGCACAACTTCTAGAATATGTTTCTAAATATGAAGAAAAAGGTTGAATTTATGATTACACTATACACAATTGATTGCCCAAAATGCAAAGTGCTAGAAAATCTGTTGAAAAAGAAACAGATTTCTTACAATACGGTACGAGACATGGAACTGATGAAGCAGAAAGGGTTTACAGAATGCCCAAAACTTGAAGTAAACGGGCAAGTTCTTGGATTTACAGAAGCAGTTACATTTGTGAAAGGTCAGTAAGTATACATATGGAAATCACTCTTAAATTAAATAAAGATTTTGAAAGATGTCTAGAAAACCTTAAAGTAAAGTACGGGGAGGACTTTGAGTTCATCAATGGTATCCACCCCAGTCAGTTAGACAACTCGGAATTTCTAGACCACTTTGTTTCTAACAATACTCTTGCTGATGTAAGTATTGACCCAAACGCTAATGCTAACAGAAGAGACATCCGTAGCTTTATTACAGAGAAGGGAAAGAGCACAGATAAGCTGTTTGCTCTTAACAAGATATTCTATGAAATCAAGAAGCGTTGGGGAATCAAAACAGCTCGTCAGTGGCTTGAACAGGAATTCAGTAAAGGTTTCTACCTGAACGATGCAACTACTGCAAGCTACTTCCCGTATTGCTATGCTGTCGACCTTAGTAGACTTGCTAGAGAAGGTCTTTTCTTCTTGTCCGAATACAACAATCAGCCCCCGAAACATCTAACAACATATTTTGATGATGTAATTGAGTTCATTAGTTTTCTTTCTAATCGACAATCAGGTGCTGTAGGCCTTCCCAACGTTCTTATCTGGGCATGGTATTTCTGGGAGAAGGATTGTGAAAATGATTATTACTTAAAGGATCCTGACACATATCTACGTCAGAATTTTCAGAAGTTTATTTATAGATTGAACCAACCCTTCCTTAGAATCAATCAATGTGCATTTACAAATGTTTCTATATTTGACCGTCCATACCTGGAGAATTTGTTTGGAGGTATTATCTTCCCAGACGGAACACTTGCTATTGATCACATTGAAGATTTTATCAATGTTCAAAAAGTATTTATGGAAGTTGTAAGTGAGACTAGACATACTTCTATGTTTACATTCCCAGTCCTTACTTATTCTCTTCTTCGGAAGAAAGATATTCCGCAAGAAAAGTTGGACGAGATGATTAAAACAAAAAACTGGGACCTTTTTGTTGATAACGATTTTGCCAGATGGTGCAGTAATCATAATATCTTATGGAGTGACTCTAATTTCTTTGTTAGCGACAATGTTTCTACTCTAAGTAATTGTTGTCGTCTTCTGTCGGACACGTCAAAGCTAGATGTTTTCGTGAATAGCGTAGGCGGAACAGCTTTGAGCACAGGATCTTGTCGTGTAAGTACTATAAACCTTGTACGAATTGCATATGAATCTAACTGTAAAGAAAAGAAGTACCTTGACATTCTTCGGGAGCGTGTACTGCTAGATTGTAAGGCTCTTACTAGTATGCGGCATATTCTTCAACGCAATATTGAAAAGGGTCTGCTTCCAAACTTCCAGGAAGGTGCAGTTGAACTGTCAAAACAATTCAGCACCATTGGCGGAATTGGCTTGTATGAAGTTATGGATATGTTCGGTTACATTGACACTGACGAGTTTGGTAATAAATCATACTCAGATGATGGTATCCGATTTGCAACACAGATTCTAGATACTATAAATGAAGTTAAGGACAGTTTTGAATGTGACTTTACGTTCAACCTAGAATTTGTTCCCGCAGAAAACGCTGCAGGAGTTATATGCAAGGCGGACAATCTTTTGTTTGACAACGACAAGTACTTCATATATGCTAACCAGTGGATACCTCTGTATGAGCCTTGCACGCTTAAAGAAAAGTGTCGTTTGGGAAGTCTGTTTGACATGAAGTGTGGCGGCGGATGTATTGCTCATATTAACATTGAAAATAGATTCCCCAGTGAGAAGGCCGCTTGGGACATGTTAAACTATGTGGCTGCTAAAGGAGTTATCTATTTTGCCTTTACTACAACAATAAATGTTTGTGAAAACAGTCATTCTTATGTTGGCGGAGATACTTGCCCTGTTTGTGGCAGTAAAGTTATTGCAGAAAAGTTTCAACGCGTAGTGGGATTCTATACACCCAAATCTAGTTACCAGAACATTCGCAAGAAAGAAAGCGATATGAGAAAGTGGTACAATGTTTTAAACTGTGAAGGAATGATGGATTCTTAACATGTTGTTAAAGGGAATTAAAGACGAAGATTTCTGTCAGTACAAAGACCCCTCTATGTTTGTAATCTTTCCAACATGTACGTTTAAATGTGAGCAGGAGTGCGGAGAGGTTTGCTGCCAAAACAGCAGCCTTTCCAAATCTCCTAATATTACAATTCCAGTAGAAGAAGTTGTTGAAAGATACTTATCAAATCCAATAACTTCTACCGTAGTCTGTGGTGGGTTAGAGCCGTTTGACTCATACGAGGATCTTTTGAAACTAATATCAGAGCTTCGACAAAAAACAGACGACACAGTAATTGTATATACAGGGTATACAGAAGAAGAGATAAAATCGAACATCGATGAATTATCACAGTTTAAGAATATAATTGTTAAGTTTGGAAGATTTGTCCCACATACGGGTTCAAGGTTTGACGATATTTTAGGAGTGCAACTTGCATCGTCAAATCAGTATGCAAAACGTATTAGTTGATTTATAGGATCATTCATACTATAATGAAGAATGTAAACATTGAACATTGAAAAGAAAGAATTTTCTTCTAGAGAGACGAAGTTGATTTACATCTTGTTATCACTTATAATGATAACATAAAAAATAACAGCAGATATGTCAACAAGAGAGAAAAAGAAGAAGATTCTGAGTACTAAATAATTTTAGTAAAATCTTTAGTGGTAAATATTATACTTTCCTAAAAGTATAAGGAAATAACAGAAAGAGGTATTTACAAATGAACGAAGCCCAGGTTCCCATGATTTATGGTCACTGTCGAGTACATGTTGACT